ACTTTGGTTACTCCATCCTGACTCATGGGGTGTTGGATACGGAAGTGAACCTTGATCCAGGCAAGGGTAATGCACCCCTTAAGCCTTGCCCAGAATGTGGGATGCAAATCCCAATGGCTTGCCCTGTATGTCCATCTTGCGAGTTTGTCTTTGACCCAGTTGCACGCCGCGAGCGTGAAACGAAAGAACGAGATGACTTGACTGAGTTTAAACTGACCGAGGTAGAAATCATCGAAATGTCTCCTTTCCGCTGGGAGTCTTTTTGGAACAACGCCGTCTTGATTGCTAACGCTATGTCAGCCTGGGCGGTAGTGGTTCAACACTCCGGCAAACAATACGCCGTCGGCGGTCGGGACAAGGATCGGCTTGCTCATCTTATCGCCGTGTCAGATGACCGCCTGCAAGCCATCGCTTCAGCTGACGACTACCTGCGCGAACATGGCGACAGGGACGCTGCCCGTAAGAGCAAACGCTGGCTAACCGAATCGGCCAGCGACAAGCAACTTCTTGCCTTGGGTTATGACGTCATGACTTTTGGCGTTAATAAATACCGCGCCACCTGCGAGTTGACTTGGAAGTGGAAAGAACGCCCAATCCGCAGTCGCATTATGGCTATCTAATCTTATGTTCACACCCGACGAAAAAACCAATCCCATCTACGACAAGATCGTGGAGGCTATCGACACCGGCATGCAGGCTTTGAACCTGTCCAAGCCAAAGCGACAGTACCTCGGCGCATCGGCCATCGGCAGGCCTTGCGAAAGGGAATTGGCCTACTCCTACCACCAGACCCCGAAGGATGAAGGGGCAGACTTCAAGGGTCGCACCTTGCGCATGTTCGATATGGGGCATGATGGCGAAACCCGCATGGCTTCATACATCCGGCAGGGTGGCTTCACCCTCGAAACCCACCAGCCTGACGGCAAGCAGTTCGGCATCGCCGACGCGGGCGGTAAGTTCAAGGGGCATCTGGACGGCATCATCACCGGCGGTCCTAAGATCAAGGGACTGAAGTATCCCCTGCTGTGGGAGAACAAAGCCTTGGGTTCCAAGACCTATGCGAAGATGTCATCTAAGGGGCTGATGGAAGCCAGTCCTACCTACTACGCTCAGGTCCAGGTCTACATGGGCTATAAGGAATTGGAACGCTGTCTGTTCACGGCGCTGAACCGCGACACCGGAGAGATCTATATCGAGTTGGTGGACTTCGACGCGCGCGCTTGCCAGGAGTATATCGACAAGGCCGTCCGCATCGTATCCTCTGCCAACGCCGAGGAGTTTGGCCGCATCGGTCGTGGTTTGGATGACTTCAGCTGCAAGTTCTGCGACTACCGCCGCCGCTGTCATGGTGTCGTCGAGGTCAAGGAACAGCCTAAGAACAACGACGCCCTTGGCTGGCTATGAGAATTACCATCACTTTCACGGAGCAACAAATGCTTGCCATCCACGATGAGGCAGACGCGCGTAACAACTCCAACCAACTGGCTGGCGTCGTAGACCAGAAGGTCGGCGATGGTTCTGCCAGGTCTATCGAATATATCGGCCTGCTTGGGGAGGTGGCCTTCGCCGACATCTTCGGCCTAGAACGTGACGCCAGCATCGGACCACGCAGCGGATCGGTGGACTTCGTCAGCAACGGCCAAAACGTCGAGGTCAAGGCCAGCCGCTGCCCCACCGCCCACCTGCTAGTCCCGGCCTACCCCATTGGCGGGGAGTGGACTACCAAGGAAGTTTGCCAGGCTTACATCCTTATGCTGGTAGACATTGACCAGCGCCGCGTCACATTCGCCGGCTGGACTACCCGCGAGAAGCTTATCACCCCAGACCGCTTAGGCCATTTCAAGGGTTCGCCGCGCCGATCATTCATCATGCGCCAAGATGACCTTACCCCCCTCGACGAAGCCACCGCCGGCATGACCGTCTTCGCAGCCAAGGCCAAAGGCCATAATGTCGAATTGACCGACGGCCCTGACCTCGCCAGATAACACTATCCCAATGACCGACAAGAAACTGATCGTCGATGTCCCAAGCATCGAGAAACACCTCCGCCTTCTCTTTGGAGAATCCCCGACAGGCTTCATTTGCCTGCGTGGCATTGGAGAAAAAGGTACTGCCCGCGAAGGCGTATTCCGTGAGGACATATTTATCGAACCGGCTAAACTGACGTTTAAACAGTTTGTCCGCGAAATCGTATCCCACGCCGCCCGCTGGGGTCAGCATGATGTGGCTACTTTCATCGTACCTTGTACCTTGAAGGCCGAGCGAGGTACGGCCGAGAATTGCGATATCTTCCGTACAATCTGCGCCGACTTCGACACGGGAGACACGGATGCAAAACTTGCATACGCCGAGCAACACCTAGGACCAGCCAGCCTGGTCGTCCTGTCCGGCGGTACGACCGACGAGGGCAGGGCAAAACGGCATGCTTACTGGTCCGTCATCCCGAACATGACCATCCCCGAAGTGGTAGCCGTCCGCGACGCCATAGCTCGTAAGGTTGGGGCAGACATCCAATTCGGCATGGGGGTGGACAGCAACCCCTACGGCCGCGCGCATCAGCCTATCCGTCTGGCCGGATCAGTACATGGCAAGTCAGGCGTCCGCCGCATGGTCGTTGTCGAGCGTGAGTCGGAGTCATATCTTGAGACGCCCTGCATAGCTGCACAAACTATGCCTGCTTCCCCGTGGGCGGCTTCCGAGGACGCGGCCAAGGCCGACGCATTGTTTAGGGGTGAACTCACCCCCGCCGACCCTATGACAGCCGACGTAGCTGCCGGCGGGGAAGGTCAAACCCGCTGGTCGGCGTTCAATTCCGTAGCCGGCCATTACTTGCACGTCTGCCGGTCGGGCAAGATGACCGTCGAAGATGCCAAAGCCGCCACCTATGGCTGGATGCAAGCGCATATGGATCCACCTTGGCCTGAGTCCAGGTTCGCAACCGAGTGGTCTGGCCTGCTCCGTAGGGACGTTTCTACCCATGGTCCGATGCAGGAGCCGGAGAAGCCTATCATGCCTACTGGGCAGGGTCTGACAGCGTGGGCGACGCATCGCTGGTCTTTGGGCGAACGTCCTGCTCGTCAATTCCTCGTCGATAAGCTGATTCTGGCAGGCAAACACGGCTTGATGGTAGCCGAAGGCGGCGCGGGCAAGACGTTCCTGATGTTGGACTTGGCTTTGAAGGTGGCTTCCAAGCGGGAGGGCGACACTTGGTGCGGTATGCCCGTCCTGCGTAAAGGGGCGGTCGTCATCATCACCACCGAGGACGACAGGGACGAAATCCACATCCGCTTATCCGACATGGATCCAGACGGTAGTCGGCGCCGGGAAGGTGGAGACGACCTAATCATCCTGCCGACCATTAACTCTGGAGGAAGCTTCTCCATGGTTGAGAAAGACCCAAAGACGCAGGAAAGCCGTCCAAGTCGTAAGTGGTTGGAACTGTTTGCCTTACTGAAACAAATCCCTAACCTTCAACTTGTGGTTCTGGATACGCTTAACTCTGTTCTACACGGGGAGGAAAACTCCGCCACCGTAGTCAACGAGTTTGCCCGCGTCGCCTCTCAGGTCAGCGGGGAGTTAGGTGCAACCTTGATTGTCCTGCACCACATTCGCAAGCAGGGCGATGAACCAATCAGGAACGCCGAACAGATGGCCAGCGCCGTTCGTGGATCGTCCGCACTACCTGCTGCGTTCCGCTTCGCCTTGGGCGTATGGCATGCAAGCGACTATGACCGGCGCATGAAGGCCATGGGTGAAGTACCTCGCAAGAAACACCTCTGGAAGATTGCGGTCATCAAAGCCAATAATCCAGAGATGATGGAAGGAGAACGCACGCTGATGCGGTCTGAGTGCGGACTGCTTACGGACGTCACGGATCGCGACAAGTTTAATGAAGTCAACTTCATGGAACGTCACGCTTGGCTGCTCGCCGCCATCATCATCGCATCTCGCGAGGGTCATCCTTATTCAGCTGAGGGTAAGAACGCTAAGTCCGGCCTGTACCGCCGGCGCGGCGAACTGCCCGAAGAACTTCGGTCAATCGGACCAGGAGAGTTTAGCCAATTAGTTGAGGAAATGATGCTGACCAAGAAGATTACCACCGCCGCGGCTAAGGGCGGTAAAGAAAAGAAGTGGCTGGACGTTCCGAACGGACCAATCGCCACCGACGAAATCGGAGCGGAGTTAAACTCCGGCGCTTACAACCCGCCCGAATGGTCGGAATACAAATACGACGAGGAACTTCGACAAGTCATAAAAGCATGAACCACAAGCCAATCAGAACGGAAGACGGTGGACGAGACAACCTCTCGTCTTACGAACGTTGCGCCAGACTGATTGAGAAATACGCCCCGTTTTATATTCAACACGGCGGGGGGGTAATTTCAGGAACTTCAAAGCCAAGAAAGAAAAAGATTGTAAAAACGACAGAAGCTAAAAGTATGCCCATCCCAACCAAAACCGACAATGACAATAATCACAACAGCCATGGCGTTAAGCATCGCCGTCGCAAATCCAATCCCTGACCGCTGGGTCGAAGCGGTAGAACAGATTGAAAGCAACGGACGCAACATACCGGGCGATGGTTCAGCCGCCCAGGGCGTGATGCAATTTCACAAATCCGCGTGGACAGATTGCTCCAAGCTGCGCAAGGAAGCTGGCCTAAAAACTTGGCCTTACGCCAAAGCAAAGGATCCTGCGATTGCCCGCGAGTATGCCGCCTTCTGGCTATCCTATCTCCGGGGTGTAATGACCGCAAAGATTGGCCGTCCTGCCCTGCTCGCCGAGACGTGGCTTGCCTACAACCTGGGCGTAACAGGCTTTGGTAAATATGGCTATTCCATGTCCCTTGTCCCGGAAGATAAGTATATAAAGGCCGCTAAACTCCAACTTTTAGTCCCATAACCAAACCCAATAAAACCGATGCCAATAAAAACAACCAAACCGAAGGCCGTCCTTGTCTCTGATAAAGCGATGATTGCCCTTCTCACCCGCAAAGTTGAATCGTTCCGCAAGGACGCTAAACTGAAAGACACTGAAGGCTTTATCCGAGGAACAGGGTCTTACAGTTTATACGGCATAGACCATCAGCGCAATCAGCTTGTAGTTCTCGCTGACTCCCCCACGTCCGGCGATTTCAACCAATACGTTACGGCAAAGAATAAAACCGATGTAGTTTCTCGTTACGATCAGGCCGTAGAATACCGAGATGTCGGTTCTTATTCTAATCCAAAAGTAACTATTTTTTGCTGGACGAAAAGCGAATGAACACCATCCGACCCGACCCGCCCATGACTGACGCAGAAATAAAAGCCTACAAGGTTCGTCTTTGCCGAGAAACCAACCCGGAGAAATATTCAACCTATGCTAAAGAATGGCAGAAGGCTAACCGCGATAAATGTAAGGTTTACTTGCAACGTTATTACCAGAAAAACCGCAAAGCCCGAATTGCAGTTACCAGAAAATGGCAAGCGGCAAACCCAGAACGGTACAAGGCTATCCTTCAACGTGCGTATGCTAAGCGCAAAGCCCGCAAATCTATCCCAGCATAACCCCATGAACATCATCCGACCCGATCGCCTACCGACCCTTTGGTGGCTTAACCCCTGGCTAACTGTCCGCTACCTTCACCGGGCAGTCGGCGCGTTCAAAGCCTATTGCGACAAGGCCGACAGATGCGTCGACTTGCAACAGTCTGTCATCAGTGAGCAGTCCAAGGAGATTAAGTATCTGCGTCAGCGCAACGACGACCTTAACGATGCCATCATCCGTGGCGTTGCTATCAACCCCGACGCTCAAATCTATGAGTAATCAACCGTTCCAAGACGCGTATGACCATTAAAGAACTACAAGCCGAAATCGCCCGCCTCAAAGCTGAGGTCGAACGGCTGAAGAATAACTGCGACTACCTGGATCAGAAGCTGGACGAGGAACTAGACAATTCCGCTATGCTTTGCGGTCAAGTCGAGCGGCTGACCAAGGCTGGGGATGCGATGGCTAGAGTGCTTGGCTTTCCGATTAATGCGGTCCAAGAGTTTGCATTACATCAAGCATGGAACGCCGCCAAGGAGGGCGAAACCAAATGAGCGAACATTCCCTAGAAGTCAAACACGCCGGTTTGACCTATTTCATTGAAATAGAAATAACCGAAACGGAAATCATCGACGACTCGTTTGATCATGAGTTTGGGACGGAAAAAAGATACCATACTGAATGTGTCGAATACGATGTTCTTTCCGCCCAAGACGTGGATGGAGACGACGTTGAACCTGATTCCATTCCTGGTTTGTCCGATGCAATTTCCCGCGCAGTTTACGACATAAACCTCGATGAGTAATTCCACCCGGCAAGCTATTGCCCTGTTCGTCGTTCAGGTAATTCTGTTCAGCGTCCTGTGCATTAACTTCCGCGCCATCGCGTCGGCCAGTTACCACACCGCCGCTGCCTCCGACTTTATCATCGCCTCCCTGCAATTCTTCGTCATCAAGAAAATAGCCGACTCGGATGACTCGGTTAATCATTGGATAGGCTATACGCTCGGATCAGTAGTCGGTTCGTATGTCGGCATTTATATCTCTATTATTATCACTAAATGAACGAATCAGAAATACACGAATCGCCCTTGTTAAAGCGCGGCAGGGTATTGTTCCGGGGCAAATCTCTTTGGCCTTCCCTTGCTCGCCGGCTGGTCGAATACCGCCCACACCTGCGGGAAATGGCCAACGCTGGCCTATGTCAAACCCAGGCCGCCCGTAAAATGGGGTGGAATATCAGTACCGTCCGATCTTGGTCAATCATCTTGGGCATACAGTTTAAGAGGAAACGGGCAAGAATGGTCTACCGCCAAGACAAAACCGGATGGCAGGCCGCTATCGAAGCTGGTGCAAAAAATGGAAAAACCTTGGAAGAACTTGGTATTCAATTAAATACAAACTTTGTCAACGTCGCGCGTTACTGTTACGACAACGGTATAAATTGGAAAAAACTTAAAAAATCATATGCCAAAACCAATTAAAACTGAAAAGGATCAATGGAAGGGCGGAATTATCATCCGTCATAACATCGAGGACGCCCTGACCGAAAAACAGAAAGCTTTTGTCGCCTTGTATGTCTTAAACGGAGGTAATGCCGCCGCCGCCGGCCGAGATACGGGTATAGAATCCCCTCAATATGAGTTAGAGAACCACCTCATACGCCAGGCCGTTGAACAACGCCGCGACTTACAAATCAAAACCAACGGCGCCACCCAAGCGTGGCAGGTAATGCACTCGCTCATGACCGACCCAGCTAACCCCGCCCAAGTCCGCTTTCAGGCCGCACGCTGGACGCTGGAAGCCTCCGGCCATGGCCTTGCCGCCCTGACCGCTGCTTTGGCCATGAACAAGACCAACGGTAAGGATCAGCATGAAATGTCCGTGTCGGAACTTCAAGATCTGGTGCAGAAGGCCAGAGAACAACTAACCGTCATGCGTAAAGACCCAGTAATCGACATTGACCCGTCCCAGCCGGCGGAATAATTTACCCATCCCAACATGACCAAAAAGAAAACCAAAGACGGTAATCAAATTGCCGTCGAGTTTCGTTCCATCGCCACCGACGCGGTGAAGATGCTGAAAAGCGTTCCGTTCGTGGACGTGCGTCAGCAATTTGCCGTCTCCGACCTGTTCGACCGCCTGGCTGATAACGACATCGCCCTGCAAGACCTGATCCGCAAGCAACAGGTGCAAGCCATTGTCGATGCGACGCCCGTGGACATCGTTCCGCCGGCTAAAGAATAACCTTTCCCAACACCCAACCCAACAAACCAATGCCCGACCCAACATCCCACGCCGGCCTGACTCCGCTGGTCAAACCCGAACCTATGCCTTCGCTCTGGTGGCTTACGCCCTGGACTTTTGCTATCCAACAATGGAATCAAAGAGAAATTATTTACGCAGAACTGCAAGACTGCGAAAGCGATTTACGAACCGCCCGACAAGACGCGGCCAATTTCTCCGACCATGCCGTTTACCATGAACAACGCTACGCGGATCAGTCGCACGAACTGAAAGCCATGCGCGAAAGTTTTAATTACGACGTCTACGAACGCCCGACCGCCAAGGCCAAGCGCAAGCCGGCGCCGAAGGCCAAGACCAAGACCGCCAAGAAAGCAAAACGATGAGCGAAGATTTTACCCCCTACGGTAATCATTCCGAGATTACTGAGCTACGCCTTAAACTGCACCGAGAGAAGTCCCGCGCCGATTCTTTTGAAGCGGCCTTGCGTAAAGAAGTCCTGGCTATCATCCGAGAAGAAATTGCCAAAGCATTTATAAACCCAGACATCCCAAC